TTTCGCATCCGTAGTCGGCGCCATAGTATAAATAGGTGCCTTGACTATCACAGGTACATCGGGCATCGGTCGCTCGCTAATGGACGCAAACGTACCTGTTGGAAGCGTAGGAAATTTCAAAACATGTAATTCTTGTCCGTTTCTATAATCTTTATACTCTTCATGGGTTCGGAACTGGTAATACAAGGTACCACGATCGCCATTTGCGATTTTTTGATATACAATATCGTTGTAGTTCTCAACGCGTTCAAAGGTCTCCCATTGACGCTGAAGCCGTAGCAAATCGGCGCGGGTTTTGTACTTGTATCCGGACGAATCAAAAACGTATTGGGTGCGTAGCGGCGTGGTCATCTTGTATTATCAATCGTTTATGCGTCAGTATCTTCTTCCTCGGTATCGTCTTCCTCGGTGCTGCTGTCGTCGGAAACGGTGGGCGGTTGATAGTCAATATCGGCGCGCCGGCGTCCGTAAGCATCGTAGTCCAGATCGCCAGCCACAGGAGCTTCCGTCTCCATTTCTACGTTTGTGTCATCCTCGCAATCATTATATACAATATCACGACGACGGATACTGTACAAGCTTACGTAAGACTGACGATCCAGTCGTTCGCGGCGCTCGCGTTCTGCTTCTTCCGCCGCACGACGTTCTTTCTCGCGATCGGCAGCCGCGTCGCTTTCTGCCAACTTCTTGGCAAACGAAGCATACGTTGGCTTGGAAGGTGCGACGGGAGCCGCTACGGTTGCCGCCTTACCGCCAAGTGTTGGGAACGCCTCTTCATATGTAGGAGCTGGTTTCGCTGCTTCTTCTGCTGCGCGTACTGATTCCATATGACGCTGTAGAGGTGTCTTTCCATCATCAATGTCATGGTATCGTGATCGCTTACCAAATGCGGATGACGCCGCTTCACCGAATCCGTCGCGCCCATTGCGTCCAAACGCCGCCGAAGCCGCGTCATCAAAGCCCGCGCCACCGCGCGCACCCTGACGGCGCCCAAACGCCGCCGAAGCCGCGTCATCAAAGCCCGCGCCACCGCGCGCACCCTGACGGCGCCCAAACGCCGCCGAAGCCGCGTCATCAAAGCCTGCGCCGGCACCGTGCGCACCCTGACGGCGCCCAAACGCCGCCGAAGCCGCGTCATCAAAGTCATGATGCCCAAACGCAGTCGTTTTGCCACTACGACGTCCAAACGCCGCTGCCGCATCCGAAGGAAATTCTGACGAAGTTGGTTTTACACGACTCAAACCGCCGCTGCGCCGACCAAATGCAGCAATCGCATCAGGAGGAAACGGAACAACCTTACCACCGCGACCAATCAGGCTCCATTCAGAAGCCGCCGGCGTCGAAACGGACATGATTAAATTGTAGGAAATACAGGAATCGTGATGTTTGATTTATCAAACAATCAAGCATCAATTTTTGGCGCGTGCGTCTACGAATCGTCAAATTTCATTTTCCCGCGACCGCCGGATATTTCAAAAATATTCCACGATTCTACATACGTCAGTAAAAACGTCTTGCGGCTAATATTTCGCGGATCATACGGAATCGCATTCAGCGTCACGTATAAAGTAGGCAGCGATGCGCGTGTGAAATTCAGCGTACCCGCTGGTACCGCCCAGTCGTAGTCGCCGAACGCCAGTGTATAAACTTCCTGCGGTTTGCTCGGATCCGCCTGATCCAGCCCCATTCGCCGTGATTTCCAGTACGACGTCACCTCACGCACTACCGGTAGCCGCCATTGTTTCACGCGATCTATATTCGCTATATTCAGCCGTACCGTACGAAGAAAGGGGTCGCCTAGAATTTGCCCAACGCGCGGTGGTGCCCGTAAAATCGTACGCTGCCCCGCCTGCGTACACGCCTCGCTACGGCACGCAAACATAAGCCGATCCACGGATCCAATGAAATCCAACTCGAACGGCAACTGTACGACGCCCGCGGGGTTCGCCGCGGCTGCCGTAAGTTCGTTATCTTCTATCGTAAATTGTTCGTGCTGAACCGTCAAAAACGGCATATACAGCGTCTGCGCCTTGAACCACGTTTGAACATCCGCAGGCAGATACAATACCGTCTGCTCCAAACTCATCGTGATCTGTTTCATCGACGATTGCGGCAATGATGTTTGCGACGTATCGATGGGACCACCGGCGCTGCGCTGTATGAGCAGCGGCAACTCCCACGGCTGCGGGCGCAACCGTCCGTCGCTCGCGACGATCAAGTCGTCCAGATTTCGCAAATTTACACGAATCCGAAATCGCTGGTTGCGCAGCGCACACAACGGCGTGCCAGGATCGTAAAGGTGCTGCCAGCCGAAAACCGGTATAGGAACCCGTAGCGTACCGATTGTTGCCGAACGACCAATGCCAAGCGACGTTTCCTCGCGCGCACCCACTTCCGCACCCGTCAAATACGAAGTCGCAAATCCATACGATGTGCGCAGTCGCCAATCTAAATACTCACCATACGCCTCGTGAATTAACAACTGATCCTGAAATATTTGTATGGAGTCCAGGATCTGAAAGCCGATATTATTACACCAACCATACGTTACGCCACTTGCGTCCGTCACGATTCCCGTCGGATTCGCCGCCGCAGCGGGTCCAGGCAACCACGTCGGTAACGTGATGCGCAGGTGAAACGCCTTGGAAATATCGCCACGGTGCTCAATATCAAAATCTACATAGCGCCCCCATTCGGGATTATTGCGCGGTGGGCATACGTAAATTTCCTTTGTAAACGGCGCGGCACGTACGTATACGCTGTTAAAAAAACTCACGTTTGGATTCGCGGTAAAATATAAATCCTTTTTACCGCGAGCTACTAATTCCAACAAACAGCCTGATCGGCTAGTCATTCTTATTAATCGCCGCTATTATGAATTTAGACCGCAGATTACGTATAAAGATGCGCGATACTTTCGTCCAGCAATGGTTTCTTCTTCAGGAACAGCTCCACGTGCGACTTTTTGAGTGTAAACGGCAGACAGAACCCCTCGATCGCAAACGGTACCTGCTTCGGATTATTGTAGAACCGCAGCAAGTTGATCTTGCTTACGATCGTCTGTAGGCAGCGCTTGAGTTCACGCACACCTGCCTCGCCCCCAGTAAAATTCTCGATTACATGCTGAAGAATCTCGCGACTGATACTGATCTTTTCAAACAGACCAGATTCGCGAAGCGCTGCGGGCAGCAAATACTCCTCCGCGATCAGTAGTTTCTCCTTCATGCTGAATCCGTTGCACTGGATATTATACATGCGGTCGCGAAGAATAGGGTTGACCTTTTCGTGGTTATTGTGACTGAAGATAAACAGACAACGACTTAGGTCTAGGTCAATACCCGTAAAGTACTTATCCTGGAAACGATCGTTCTGGCTGCCGTCCGTCAAGTGAATCAGCAAGTTCATAATCTCCTCGCCCTTTGGCGTCTCGCTGACTTTATCAAGCTCGTCGAAGTAAATCACCGGATTCATACACTTGGACTGGATTAGGATCTCTACAATCCGTCCCCACGTTGATCCCTCGTACGTGTAACTATGACCGTCCAAATAACTCGCGTCCGTTGCGCCGCCAAGACTGATAAAGTGGAAAGGGCGTTCCAGCGCTTTTGCTACGCCGTCCTTGATGATGCTGGTCTTACCGATACCAGGCGGACCGTGTAGACTCAGTACATTTCCATGCGCTTTAGGATTTGCGATCCAACTGCTCACAAATTGCATGATCTGTAGTTTCGCGTCATCGTGACCGTAGATTGCCTTATTCATACAAGTATGTACGCGAGACATGAACTCACCGCATTTCTCAGCACCGTCCTCCATCTTCACCGGTAGTTCGCGAAAAGTTCCCAACGGCAAACCAGTAAAACCGGTAATCCAGTGTGAGCACTTGTAATACTCACTGCTGCTGGGATCCAGATTACATAGCGCGTTGTATTTCGCCATCGCAATACGTTGTAGATCCGGCTTCATTGCGACCTTTTCAAGGATCTTGAACTTTAGGGGAACTGCTACATCTGCTGGGCTTGCCTTGTGCTCAAGAATATGTAGTAGCGACGATTGCTTCTCCTTTGTGAGAGACTTGAAGTACGTAATGTCATTATCAATCGTATCCTCCTCGCCCTCGTCCTCCATTTGTACAAGTTCTACAAACCGACGAACTGAAGCTGGCTCCTTTTTCAGATTGTATTTCTGCGGCTTGTTGGGATCGCGTCCACCGCCACCACCGCCCAGTAGATCGCTAATTACAATATCAATCGTACCTGCGCCACCCTTTGCCCCACGTCGTCGGTAGTCATCCTCGTCATCATCCTCGTCCTCCTCATCCTCATCTTCCTCATCATCATCATCATCCTCGTCCTCCTCATCCTCCTCGTCCTCCATGTCCTCCTCATCCTCCTCATCCTCCATG